AGGCTATGACGAGGACGGCAACGCCATTACCTCTGTTCAAGTACGTACTGCTACTCGTGTACTAGAGGACGGCGCTGTAATTTCACAGTCGTATCACCGTCATGTAATTCAATCAGGTGACGATTACTCAGCTGAGCCCGCTAACGTACAGGCTATTTGTGTAGCCGCATTCGGAGACTAACTAATGACTACATGGACTATTGCAACACTTGAGCGAAACTTGGCAGATGGCGGTGTAACCGTTGCACACTGGCGAGCTAACGCATCTGAAACCGTAGGTACTGGCGACGACGCTGTTACTTACTCTGCATCCTCATACGGCACTGTAGGCTTTACGCCTGACGCAGACGCTGACGGCTTTGTAGCCTATAACAGCCTAACAGAGGCAGCCGTACTAGCATGGGTACACGAGTCAGTAGATCAGGACGCTACTGAAGCGGCGCTGACAGCTAAGATCGCAGCGGATAAGAATCCTGTTACTGGCTCTGGAAGGCCTTGGTAATGGGTATGCTTATGGACGTTGCGAACATCGCAACATCAGTTATTGCGGTATGTTCATTAATTGCCGCCATGACGCCCACACCGAAAGATGATGTGTGGATTGGGAAGGCGTACAAGTTCTTGGAGATCTTGGCGCTTAATATAGGTAAAGCTAAAAACTAAGGAGTAGCGACGATGGGAAAAAATGAAAAGACCCTAATCACCGTGAACGAAAAAGAGTATTACGTTGAAGATTTTAATGATCAGCAACGCGTGCTTTTAAACCATGTGAATGATCTAGACCGCAAGTTATCAAGCGCTAGATTTAATGTCGATCAACTCGCAGTAGGCCGTGAGCGTTTTATTGAATTGCTAGATGAAGCACTTCAGCAAGAAACAGTCACAGATGCCGACTACGATGAGGTTCCTGATCAGGAGGATTAATGCCTCTCATAACGCTAGATATCCCGCCAGGGGTTGTAAGGAACGGAACAGACTTAGAGTCTGCCGGTCGATGGAGAGATGCGAGCCTAATTAGATGGCGAAACAACTCTCTACGACCGATTGGCGGTTGGGACACTAGGAAAGCCACGGCGGCAGCACAACCACCACGTGGCGCTGTTACGTGGCTGGATAACTCTGGGAACATCCACTATGCTTTTGGCACGGCGGATGGCTTGTTCACGTCTATAGATTCCAACACGATTATTGACATTACGCCTGCCGGGTTAACTAGCGGTAATGTAAACGCAATCGAAAACTTAGGTTATGGCGGCAACTTCTATGGCCAAGAATACTTTGGTACAGCTCGTATAGCTGGCATTCCTCAAGAATGTACGACTTGGTCGCTTGATAACTGGGGTGAATACTTAGTTGCGTGTTCTAGTGATGACGGCAAGCTTTACCAGTGGCAGTTAAATAACGCTACTGATGGCGCTGTGGTGTCAAACGCGCCAACTGGTAATACATCTATCATGGTGACTGAGGAAAGGTTTGTATTCTGCCTTGGTGCTGGCGGTAACCCACGTAAGGTCCAATGGTCTGATCGAGAAGATATTGACACATGGACACCTGCCGCCACTAACGAAGCCGGTGACTTGGAGCTACAAACGTCTGGCAAGATCATGCAGGGCGTTCGTATTCGGGGGCGTGCGTTAATTATTACAACGACTGATGCTCACGTAGCATCCTACTCAGGGCCGCCCGTGGTCTACGGTTTTGAGCGTGCTGGGACTGCCTGTGGCGGCATTTCTCGGCAGTCTGCCGTAGCAGTCGATGAGGGCGCGTTTTGGATGGGACAAAAGTCGTTCTTTCTTTATAACGGTTCATCGGTGCAAGAGCTTCCTTGTGACGTTGCTGATTACGTGTTTGATGATATTAACAACTCGCAAGCATCAAAGGTATGCGCAGTTCATAACTCGCAATACGGAGAGGTGTGGTGGTTTTACCCGTCTCGGGACTCGCAAGAAAACAACCGCTACGTCTCTTACAACTACCAGCAAAATTATTGGATGATTGGTAACTTAGCTCGTACAGCAGCAGTTGACCGAGGTGTGTTCCGATACCCAATGTGGTTCGATCCAAGTGCAAATATCTTTGATCACGAAGTGTCTTTATCGCATGACGGTGATGACATCTTTGTAGAGAGTGGTCCGATATTCGTAGGTGAAGGCGAGAACGTGGTACGAGTTACTGAGCTTATCCCTGATGAAAAAACACAGGGCCAAGTTACGGCTACGTTTAAGACAAGGTTTTATCCTAACGCCACAGAAAGCTCACACGGGCCATTTACAATGGCAAGCCCTACTAGCGTAAGATTTACCGGTAGACAGCTTCGTATGAGGCTTACAGGCTCTGATCTGACTGACTTCCGCGTAGGGAACATGAGGCTGGATGTTAAAACTGGGGGAAGACGGTGAGTATAGGGGCATTCCCTCCGCCGCCTGGCGGCCCTGAGTGGAAGCCTTGGGGCGAACGCCTTAATGATTATCTACGCCGAGTAAGGTCACATCTTGCATTCTTTGAAACTGGGGACAGCGCAAAAGATGACGGAATCATTCTATGGGATTCTACAGGCTACCCCGTAGTATCAAGTGGCGGCGAGTTCAAGCAAATTGTTTTAGCCGATGGGCATGGCGATTTTGTTATTACGTCTGATTACGCTTACACAGCAGCCAACACCACGTACTTACTTAGTTACACGGCAGACTCTAACAACGAAGGGCTGCCAATCAATGGCACGCGGATCACTTTCAGTGAGACCGGGTATTACTTAGTTAGCTTTTCGGCTCAAATATTTAGTTCTTCAGCGAGCACAGTAGAGTTTGTATTTTGGCCGAAGAAAAACGGCACGAACATGACTGGAAGTACATTGCGGGCCGCATTGCATGGCAATGCTGAAACAACGGTCGTAAGCCGAGCTGTCATTATTCACGCCACTGCAAACGACTATTTAGAAGTCGCTACCGCGTGTGACAGCATTAATGGGTCACTAAAAGCATTTGCTGCTAATGGGATATCAGATGAGCCGGCCTGCCCTGCAACAACGATAACGATTATTAGAGTGCATAGGTGATATAATTGGCGACTATAGTAGAAGAATTGGTGCGCTGTGAGCCTTGGTTACAAGCAGCATTAGAAAGATCGGGCGGCACCCATACTATTACTGACGTCGTTGAAGCCATAGCTGAAGGCCGTATGCAGTTCTGGCCAGCGCCAAAAGGGTGCGCGGTAACGGAGATCATTAAGTACCCAGGCAAGAAGGTATTGCACATATTTCTTGCTGGTGGAGAGTTAGAGCAGATCGTAGAGATGGATAGTTCTGCGGCTGAGTTTGCACGAATGAACGGTTGCACTGCAATGACCATCGCAGGACGCAAAGGCTGGGCTAAGGTGCTGAAGGATAAGGGCTACGAAGTAGCGCACACAGTATTAGCAAAGGAACTTTGATATGTCAGGTGGAAAAGGCGGCAGTCAGACTACACAGGTAGAAATACCTAGGTTTATTGAAGACGCTGCAAGACAGAATTTGGGGCGTGCTCAAGCCACGGCTCGCATGGGATACCTTCCCTATTATGGGCCAGAGGTTGCGGCTTTTTCTCCTTTGCAAACACAAGCGATGCAAAGTGCTGGAACTGCTGGGCAAGCTTTCGGTTTAGCGGGGCCGGGGTTTGACGCCACAGCATCTATACCAACACCAGATGTTTTATACCGCGGTATGCAAGGGTATGGCTCTGGTGAATTATTTGAGCAGCAACTAAAAGACCTGCAAACAAAAAGCCCAGCTCAATTCAGTCAATACACTTCTCTGCCAACAATGGTTCCAAATTTTGACGGCTACTTTATGCCGGTACCGGGTCAGGATGCTGGCTATATGCCTGGCACCGATGAAAATGTAGCATTTGGTACGGAAACTCCTTTATTTGATGTGCCATCGCTTGATTTTACTGATCCTATGTACGATATCCGTCGAGACCAGTTTTCTATGGGTGGAGATCCAAGCGATCCAACCAGCATTGCGGCTCAGATGGCGGAAATGCAACGATCAATAGAAGAGAACCGAGGATTCATTGATCAGGGAAACATCTACAACCCACAGTACGACGATAGATTCCAAGACCTAGAAGCTCAAATATCGGGCTTTCAGCAGTTCGATCCCTCGGACTTACAGAACCAATTAACAGCTCTACAAGGGCGAGAGCAGTTTGATCCTACTGATTTGACTTCTCGACTTTCAGGGCTTGAGGGTCAGTTTGGTGGATTGCAAAATCAATTTGGCAGTATGGAAGGATTCGACCCTAGCGGCTTACAAAGCCAGATTCAGGGATTGCAAAACCAGTTTGGCGGCTTGCAAGACCAGTTTGGTAACATCGAAAGGTTTGACCCATCCGCATTACAAAACCAAATTTCTGGCATTGAAGGTCGATTGGGAAGCATGACGCCATTTGACCCCAGCGGCCTAGCGGGTCAACTGGAAGGTTTGCGGGATCAGTTTGGTGGATTACAAAACCAATTCACAGGGATAGAAAGATTTGATCCATCATCAATTCAACAGCAAATTGCAGGTATCGAAGGACGGCTAGGGGGCATGACTCCCTTTGACCCAAGTGACATACAAAACCAGTTGTCCGAGCTTCGCGGTCAAGATCAGTTCGACCCAACTGCTATTTACGAGCAACTTGGAGATATAAGGGGCAGAGTAGAAAGTTTCTCACCGTTTGATCCTACTGGTTTGCAACAGCAGATATCTGATTTGCGTAATGTAGAGGGATTTGATCCTTCATCTTTGCAAAACCAAATTGCCGGCTTGCAAGGCCAAATAGGTGGAATGACGCAGTTTGATCCTTCAAATCTGCAAGCTCAAATACAAGATTTGCAAGGACGCAGTGCATTTGATCCATCGGGTATCCAGCAAAGAATCGCCGGGCTTGAAGGTCAGTTCAGCCAATTTCAGCCTTTTGATCCAAGCGATATCCAAGCTCAACTAAGAGACCTGAGCGGAAGAGATACGTTTGATCCAAGCGCCTTACAGTCTCGCTTATCCGGCTTGGAAGGCCAGATTGGCGGTATGCAACAGTTTGATCCTAGTGGTTTGCAACAGCAAATTTCGGGCCTACAAAACCAATTTGAAGGAATGACTCCGTTTGACGCTTCAGGATTGCAAAATCAAATAGCAGCAAACCAACAAAGGCTTGAAGGAATTAGGGGTTTCGACCCAACTAGCTTACAGCAACAGATACAAGGTCTAGAGCAACAGGTTGGCGGAATGACTCCGTTTGATCCTAGTGGCCTCATGGGACAGATAGGTGGTTTGCAAGAGCAAATAGGTTCTTTACAGACACGTCCTGGCTTTGATCCAACTGGATTGCAAAACCAAATTTCTGCATTGCAACAACAACCCGGCTTCGACCCATCGGGCTTGCAGTCACAGATATCCTCTTTGCAACAACAGCCTGGCTTTGACGCATCAGGCATTTTAGGCCGGCTCGGAGCATTAGAGTCTACGCCAAGGTTCGATTATTCTAGCCTGCAAAACCAGATAAGCGGATTGGAACAACGATTTGCTGGCCTTCAGCCGTTTGATCCATCGGGCTTACAATCACAAATAAGCTCATTGCAACAAACACCAGGGTTCGACCCTTCTGGCTTGCAGTCGCAAATTACCTCGCTTCAGCAGGCGCCAGGGTTCGATCCTACAGGACTCCAACAACAAATAGCGGCTAATCAATCAGCCATAGGTCAAGTGCCTCAGTTTGACCCATCAGGGCTGGCAGGCCAGATAGCAGCTCTACAAAACCAATTAGTAGGATTGCAGACATCATACAACCCGCAGGTAACAGGTGGTTTTGACCCTGCTGGCGGTCCAATTAACGTGGGCGCTGTACGCGGTCCAATCAAGATAAAAGGTTGAGGTAAATAACATGGCAGGAGCAGGAACAGGACCAGCAACGATGCCCATGCAACAGGGCAATGTTTCGCCAAACTCCCCTTCAGGGCGCGGAGGCTTCAGTTTTTCGTTGGCACCACAAAACCAAGGCCTGCACAGTGGATTTGGTCTTTTTGGAACTGGAGCCGCACCAACACAACCACCAATGCAAGGCGGTGGATTTGCAGGGGCTACCGGAGGGTTTAATCCTGCCGGAGGACCAATGAATGTAGGCGCACCCGGCACCACAAAAATAAAGGCACCTACAGGCGTTCCAATACAGCCAGTCAAGCCTTTGCCCAACCAAATACCACAGCCAATTGCTCCCCAGCCTATGGCCCCTGCTGCCGCCCCACAAGGTGACATTTTTCAGCAAGCCTCTACCGGCATCGGCCAAGCAATGGGTGGCGCACAACGAGAGCTAGGGTTTATGCCGTCGCAGGTTAGGGGCATGGGATACCGCGCTCCTGACATTGCAAGTCAAATACAGGCATTCCAGAATCCCTATGAGCAGCAAGTGGTTCAAGGCGCAATGGGAGATATTGAGCGTCAACGCCAAATGCAGGCCAATCAACTGGCGGCGCAGTTTCAAGGCGCTCGTGCTTTTGGTGGTTCTCGAGAAGCTATTCAACAAGCAGAGCTAGGGCGTCAGGCATTAGAGCAAGGAGCAAGCACATCTGCTGCGCTAAGACAGCAAGGCTTTGGTCAGGCTCTACAAGCCGCACAAGCTCAAGCCGGCATGGGTCAACGCGCTCAAGAGTTTGGTCTTGGTCAAAGTATGCAGGCACAGCTTGCTAACCAAGCGGCACGTCAGGCAGGATCACAACAGAGATTAGGCGCTGCGGCCCAACTAGGATCGCTTGCTAACTTAGGCTTCGGTATGGGCCAGACAGTACAACAGCAGATGGCCGAGCAGGGAGCATTACAACAGCAACTGCAACAGCAAGTCATGAATGCGGCACGTCAGCAGTTTGAAGGCTTCCGTAACTATCCAGCTCAAGCGCTTGGTTACTACGCTCAGGCATTGGGTGCTACGCCAACACCGCAATCCAGCACTACATCTAAGCAGCCAGGGTTGTTTGATTACCTAACGCTTGGCGCGTCGATGTTCCCAACGGGATAAAGATATGGTTGCAACAGACTCACAGGCTCCGCAACAAAAACAAGCTTTCAAAGGCTTGCTTGATTTGCTGATGAAAGACGAGGAAATGCGCAAGCGAATTAGTCAGGTAGGTGCGGCGTCTGCACAAATTGCCCAACCGTTTGCTGTTCAACAACCACAGGCTTTAGGGTTTAGCGGAGGCTTACTACAGCAACCGCAAGTTTCCCCTATGGCGCCAGGGGCGGGTATTATGGGCATTAATCCAAGTCAGGGTGACGGTGTCGATATAGAAAAAATTCAAAAATTTATGAAAATATTGGGCATGGGTTAAAAGGTAAAATTATGGCACAAAAAATGATCCCATTAGATTTAGCATTATCTCCACAATTGGCGGAACAACGTCGTCGTCAGTTAGGTTTAATTACCACCGGGGTGCGGGATGATGAAGAGCGGAAAATGATGCAAATGTTCGAGCAAACGCAACAAGGGCGCTTGCCTAACCGAGCTATTGCCGCCTTAAACACACCTCAAGCTTTCGCACAGCAAAAAAGTTTTCAGCAAGGGATGCAAGGCGCAATGCAGCCAAGGCCAAGCGTTAGTGGTGGATCTACTACTGCAAAACCAGAACAGCCCGGACTTATGAGCCGCATTGCTCGTAAAGGTATGGACGCTTTACAAGATCCTGTTGCTAATGCTCAGATTGTTACTGCATTAAATTCTATGCGTTTTGAGCCTGACCCTTTGTTAGCAAAGGCGGTTCAGACAAGAGCTGCTGGCGTTCAGCAAAGCCGACAACAAAGCGTAACTGCAAATAGAACAGTTGAACATTTAAAAAAAATAGGGAAAACAAATCTTGCCAATTTGGTCGATGCAAATCCAGCTATGGCGGCAGAAGCGCTGTCGTTAGCTTATCAAGTTGGAGGTGTTTCAGATAAGTTTTTTGCCCCGAAAACAGACCCCGTGACGGGCGCAGAATACGTTACTCGCGTTGACCCCAATACGGGCGAGGTCGAAATTGTAATGACTGGAGGAAGGCAATTAACGCCTGAAGAAAAATTCCGCTTAGAGCAAACCGTAAAAACAGAATCGGCAGACTTTAATCAAGCGCAAAAAGTTGGCGTAGAGGCAATGAAGTCATACGACCAAATTCAACAAGACATTGGCAACTTGGAGCAAGCGTTAGCCGCAGTTAGGTCTCGTCCCAGCATTACGGGGCCACTGGCTCAATACTTACCCAATATCACTGCCGAGGCAGCAGCATTTGAGCGAGCCGCTAACCAATTGGGTCTTGGAGTTGTTTCAGGAACTACGTTTGGCGCTCTGAGTGCGTCGGAATTGGCTTTGGCATTGCGCACTAATATCGATCAAGGGTTGCCGGCAGAAGAGCAAATTAAGCAGTTAAAAAATATCATTCGCTTACGCCGCAAAATGGCAGAGGCAATGTATAGAAAGGCTAGAGAGTTAGCGTCGGGAGAGGTGAAGTATAGTACCTATATCGAGTCCCAGAGACCTGCATCTCCAGCAATTACTAGCGCATCGGTTGTTGCTCCGCCGCCACCAGCAACAGGGACACCTCCGCCATTGTCGTCAAGCGCGTCGTCATATTTAGATTGATAAAAGGCTAAATAAAAATGCAAAAAACGCAGCAAGAGTATAAGGCCGCAATCGACAAAGCTATGGCTGCCAATGATCGTCAAGCCGCTGAGGAGCTGTCGCGGATGGCCGCCTACTTGTATGGGGATTACAAGCCGCCTGTTAAGTCTCAGTTTGGTAGAACTTTAGCGCAAGGCGCATCTTTTGGGTTTGGCGAGGAAATTGAGGCTGGCGTAAGGGCCGCCGCAGGCGCTCTTGGGTTGGCAGAAGATGATCGTGGGTATGAAGAAATTCGCGATGAGATTCGAGGCAAGCTTACGGAATATAAGCGCCAAAATCCGGGCACCGCTTTAACGGCTGAACTGATTGGCGGAATTGTTCCAGGCTTGCTGACAGGCGGTCTTGGTTTGGCGGCAGGCGCAGGCCGCACTGGAGCAACACTTGCTCGTACTGCCGGTGTAGGCGCAGGCGAAGGATTTTTGGCAGGTGTCGGTTACAGCGAGCGAGAAGGGTTGCAAAGTCTTGCTGATGCGCCCGGAGGGGCGCTGACTGGGGCTGTTGCGAGTACAGCGCTAAGTGGCTTCGGCTCAGGATTTAAAAAATTTATTGGCGAAAGATTGCCACAGCGATCGGCAACTATTGTTCAAGCGGAGCTGCAAAGATTAGCTGAAGGTACTGGCAAAACCGTTGATGAAGTAATAGCCGACGTAAGAGACGGCAAAATTATTGCCGAAAACGCTACATTAATGGCTACCCTACGCGCTTATCAGTCGTCATTAGGCGAGGCAGGAGCGATGATTAAAAAGCGCTTACCTGAAAGAGCGGCAGAAACTAGATCGGCAGCCACAAGTTCTTTACAGAGAACCCTTGCACCCCAAATTGACGACCCAAATATTTTGCGAGGTATGCAGAGGTCTGATGACGAGCTGCGATTATTAGAGCGTGAAGATTACCAGCGAGCTTATGAAACAGTGCCGCAAGTAACACCAGAAATAGCATCTACGTTAGAAAATATATTACAGCGGCTCCCAGCAGCTCGTACTGAGGTTGATAATATCTATTCAACATCAAGGACGTTGGTGCCGTTATTTGTGCCAGATGATGCAGGCGCAGTAAGATTACAACGTATGCCGACTTTAGAGGATGCAGAGGTTATTCGCCGAGCATTAGATGAAGAAGCCACTAAGCTTTATAGATCTGGATCAGGTAGTCTAGGTAGTAATTACGCAGACGCTGCCTCTGACCTACGCAGTATGCTCGATAAAGTCTATCCCAACCTCAACGCAACTCGTGCGCGCGCAAAATTACGTCGCGACATAAGAGACGCCTTTGCTGAAGGCCGTAAGGCTATGAGTAGAAACGCGGATGAAGTGGAAATGGAAGTAGAGCGATTGCAGTCAACTCCGCAAGCGCTGGAGGCATATAGATCTGGCGTTATGGCGTCACTGCGCAATCAACTTAATCGCCAGCCAGGCGCGATTGAAAGACTTGCTAATCCAGATCGACAAGAAGGTATTATTCTGCGCACTTTGTTCCCCGGCGAGTCTATAGACGACATTATCGCAAAGCTGGATATAGCGGCAGGCTCACAGCGCGCGTCTCAAGATATATTGCGAGGAAGTCAAACAGCTCCGACTAATATCGCGGCGGCACAGATCGGTTCTCGCGGGTCTATGGAGCAAACTTTACGGGCAGCAACCGGAGATCCTATAGCCTTAGCGCAGATTGTAGGGCAGCAGTTAGCAAAAGCAGCTCCTGACTTAAGTGAAGCGGATCGAAAAAAAGTTGTGCAAGTTCTACTGTCTGAAAACCCTGAGTTCGTTCGCAAGAAGTTAGTGGAACAAGATGGATTGCAAGAGTTGACGGCAAAAGCGCGAACGATTGCAGGGGCGATGCGCGGATCAGTAACGCAACAGTTTGGTCAAAGGGGAGGGCTTTTAACTGGAGACTTCTTTGCGCCGGCCCAAGGAGGTAATTAATGAGTTTAAAACCAATGAGAGAGCAGGACATTGAGGGCATTGCACGCGAGGCAATACAAGACGCCGTTGATTTCTGTGAATCTGAGATTGCTGAAGACCGAATAAAGGCACAGCGCTACTTTGATGGTGAAACCGATATCGGTGAAGAAGATGGCCGGTCCAAGGTCGTTTCTACAAAGGTACGGGATACCGTACGGGCTATTAAGCCGTCTTTGATGCGCGTATTTCTGTCTACTGACAAGCCGGTAGAGTTTGTGCCACGTAACCAAGAAGACGTACAGATGGCTGAACAGGCCACTAAGTATATGCACTATCAGTTCAATGAGCTAAACGGCTATAGGGTGCTTAACGATGCAATACACGATGCGCTCATTAAGAAGGTCGGTGTCGTCAAGGTTTACTGGGATACTTACCAAGAGCAAGAAATATACGATTTCCAAGATCTTAACGACATGGAGTTTTCTGTGCTCGTTAATGAAGACGACGTTGAGGTATTGGAGCACACAACTCAAATGGTCATGGAAATGGACCAAATGGGCATGGAAATGGAAGCTCCGCGCCATGACCTTAAGATTGCTCGCACGGTCGAAAAAGGCAAGATGTGCATTGAAAGTGTACCTCCGGAAGAGTTTTTCATTGATCGTAACTCACGCTCTATCGATGATTATTACGTTGTTGCTCATCGTACAGAAATGCGTGTTGGCGATCTCGTTGCTATGGGTTATGACTACGAAGAAGTCTACGATCTAAGCGGCCTACAACACTCTGACACGTTCTCTGAGGTAGAAGATTACCAACGTAGAGGGTACGAGCAGGATTACTCTGATGAGGACGTACAAGATCCCTCAATGCGTTTGGTAGCCGTCACAGAGGCATACATCAAGATTGACGTAAACGGCACTGGGGTAGCGCAGTTACATAAGGTCACATTAGGCGGCAATCAGTATAAGTTATTGGACTATGAGCCATGCGGCCAAATCCCGTTTGCTGTATTTGAGGTAGACCCTGAGCCACACACATTCTATGGCCGGTCGGTAGCTGACCTTATCTTGAATG